TTATAGCTTGGTTGGTTGGACAATCTTATTCCTCCTTATGTAACGTCTTGTCATCTGGGCGCTTGTATGGCCAAGTTGTTTTTGAGCCGATTCGGTGTCAGACGACAAAAATTTATCTGTACCAGCTTTCGCACGTATATCTCTGAATTGAACAGTGAGAAGTTCATCTGAAAATTCAGGATGTTTTTTAGCGGCTTTGGCTCTTAGTTTGATAAACCAGTGAGTCAGAATTATTGGCTTTAAACTATTTCCGTACTTGTTGCAGAATAGATAGGGTTTATTTTCCTCCATCCTTCTATCTAAGATCTCTTTTAACTTACCTACAATTGCGATACTTACTTTATTTTTTGTTTTTTGCTGTCTAACTTGCCATACTCCATCAATGATTTGACTTGGCTGAAGATTAACTATATCAACTGGTCTTTGTCCTGTAAGGTAAGCCACGTCAAGCAAGTCTCTTAATATCGGATCAGCTGATTCTCTTAACATTTCAAAAATGTGGTCTTCCACGTAAATATCGCGAAATTTAACCTTGTATCGCTGGATTCCTTCGCTAGGGCATGGATATTTTGTATATCCCCATTCACGGGCTTTCATCCATATATGGTGGAATAATGCAACTTCATTGTTTGCTGATGCAGTTTGATGTCTCCGCCAGTCTAAATATTGTTTTATATGGTATGGCTCAATGTCATCAAGTGGGGCTGGTGGATTGCCGAAAAACTCAAGCAAGCGCTTAATGTTTGTTTTGTTGGTTCTCTGCGTTCCTTCTGCCTTCATCGGCAATACTTCATTTTCATATCTTATTGCAACGGTCAAGAAGGTGGCAACTTCACTTTTCATTAAAACCCTGTCACAATTGAGCTTAGCCGTTTCTAATACAGCTAGATGCTTATCCGTTCCCAGGGCCTTTTCTTTTTTATCTATCATTACATAATAGTAATAGGTTACAATTTTCCCATTTTTTCTTTGGCGTTTACGACATAACAAGTTTTGCGGTAACCCCTGGTTTTCGCGCTTACGTGGTCTGGCCATACATACCTCCTACGCCTGTAGCACAGATGGTCTCCAAGCATTATTTTCATGATTTTGAAATTCAGTTTTAGCAGTCCGAGATTTTACTTTGTCATAATCTCTGCGTACAATAGGATACCCGTTGGCGTTCCGCTTAAAAGGTATCCCCATCGCATTTAGCTGCTCAATAACAAGAGATTTCTGCTTTCTGCCAGTCAAAAACTCAATTTCGGCTTTTGATAAAAAATCTTCGTAGATATTAATATCCATATTTGCTCCAATAAAAACCGCACATAAAAAGTGCGGTAAGGTTCTGTTACAATAAATACTTTTATTCATCCCATTTGTTTAATCGTTACAATGTAATTTACTTCTCCAACTTTGCCATCGTCTATCCACTTAATAACAGGCTCTGGAGTGATTTTTAAAATACCTACCAATCTATCATTGAGCGCAACTTGTTCTGCTTGAAGTTTTTTACGGATAGCAAACCACCTAGCAAAATCAGGTAAAAAGCGTTCAAATTGTTCTTCTGTTAGCTGTAAAAAATCCATAACAGTTTTAAACTCATAAACTTTCTCACTCATACTTACTCCATCATACTCTTCATAAAATCAAGCCATTTTTGAGCATCTTCTCTTGTGCGGAAAGATTGACCATTGTGAGCTATCTGCATTGAAGATTCGCTGTACTTAGAATGACATAGGTTATAATCCACTTTACCGTCCGAAATGTAAAAATAACAGTCAGATTCTTCTGGATAAAACGGCTTAGGTAAATCTTCAACGCTAATCTTTGGCTCTTCCCACATTCCAACAATATCAGATGCATTATCAATACCATCTTTATATGCTCGTCCATTTATATTCCAAAACATATAAGGGACTTCAATTATGTTATACGCTTTAATAATATAACCATGTAATTGGAAATTGATTTCTCCACCGTTATCATAAACATAGTAATCAGGTATTTTATGACCAATGTAAGCCTTTTTTCCGTTTCTCAACATCACAGGCTCGCCATTTAAAGCTGCATCTAAGTCAAATTCTTTCATTTTCTTTCTCCTCAATTTTCATGAATAACATCCAATGCGTATTGTTCGCTTTTCCCGATTTATGCCCGAGAATTGGAGTTTTATTTAAGATTGAAATAATCTCGCCAACTGATACTTGAGTTTCGTTCCACTTAAAAATAAGGGCGCCGAAATCATCAAGCACCCTCATACACTCATCAAAACCTTTTTTAAGCTGCGTTCGCCAATCCTCGTCAAGCCGTCCGTATTTTTTGACTAACCAAGATTTGTCACCACCTTTTATTAAGTGAGGCGGATCAAATATAACGCATTTGAAAGATTTATCAGGGTATGGCATATCGGTGAAATCATGAATCACATCAGGCGACACTTCTAAATGTCTAATTTTGTCACGATCCTTAAAACTTAGTTTTTGGTTTCTTATATCTGCAAAAAGCACATTCGGATTGTTTTTATCAAAGTAAAACATTCTTCCGCCGCAGCAAGCATCTAGAATTGGTTTCATCTTGTCTCCTTTAAAACAAAAGGCGCTCACTTGGAACGCCTATTGGATTTGTTAAATATTGATTACTGTTTCTGATTACCAAGATTCACCACTGACAAAATATCAACTAGCGGCTCTTGTACTTCTTGAGCTAATTCCAATCGACCGCCCAATGTTGCGTAACCGATAATATCGCTCCAATGGTCTGTCTCATGCGGATTGCCATTTAAAATTCGCACAATTTTTCCAGCGATCATTGTCAAAGCGTAATACTGCACTCCATCAATATTCTTGCGATTTTTATTAATAAGCTCCATTAACGCATTAAACGTAACGGAACCTTGAATAAAATCACCGTGCGTATTCTTTCGCTCATTCAGAATATCCTCTGTTGTTTTCATTTCTGTTCCTTGTTTTTGTATTTATCTAAGTAAGATACGTCCATTTTAATCGCTGGCATATTAACCTTTCGTGTTGGTAGGCTTTTATTGAGTTGTTGCTCCCATTGTGGGAATGCAATTAAAAAGGCTTTGTCTGTATTAACCGCAAGGATTGATTCTTTTAATTTTTTTAAATCTTCTTTGATTTGATCAACTTCTTGGCAAGCAAGTAGAAATAACTGTTTACATCTCTGAGAGTTAAAGAATTCGTGCTCAACCCAAAAATGATAGTATCGACCACTTCCAATAGTGTCGGTTTTATAAGTTGTAAATGATAGACCTTGTTCAGAGCAAGTCTTTAGCGTTGATTTATAAAATTCAACAAACCATTTCGGTTGCACATCATCTATTTTTTCTTGTAACTCTTTCGCGATAGTTCCAAAGCCTTTTACATTTAGACTTGCCACAATTTTGTTATAAATTTCTAATTTTGTATTTTGACTTAATTTCATTTTTTCTTTTTCCTTACAAAAAGAAAACCGCCTTATTTGGCGGTCTCATTCATCTTTAACACCTAAGATTCGACTTTTTGCCACTTCGATTAGCAATTTGTATTCATTTTTTGTTTTATCATCATGCACTTTGGCGGATTTTGCTAAAAACTCATCAACTGTCCCAGCAAAACAACCACGCGTTACAATTAACCCATCTTTACCGTTAAACACGGTTAGTGTGCCGTTTTCCGAACCGACATTTGACGCCCAAAAAATCATTTTATGCTCTGAAATTACCGCATGAGATCTAACCCGAGCGTCACCGGACACCAGAGCGTCACCGTACACCTCAGCGTCACCGTACACCTCAGCGTCACCGGACACCCGAGCGTCACCGTACACCCGAGCGTCACCGTACACCCGAGCGTCACCGTACACCCGAGCGTCACCGTACACCTCAGCGTCACCGTACACCCGAGCGTTACCGTACACCTCAGCGTCACCGTACACCTCAGCGTCACCGGACACCCAAGCGTCACCGTACACCCGAGCGTCACCGTACACCCGAGCGTCACCGTACACCCGAGCGTCACCGGACACCCAAGCGTTACTGGACAGAGATTGATCTAAATTTTTTTCCGACTCAATAAATCCGCCAAGCTGTCCCGCCACTACTACGCCAAACGAAACTAGCGCTTTGATTCGATATAATTTTTTACCGCCAAAGATTTCGATAAATTCATCGGTTAGTTCATATTTCTTTTGTTGCTCTTTCATTTTTTATCTCTCTATTTTGGATAATAAAAAGCCCTCGTAGTGAGAGCCGTTGTTGGTGGAAGTTGTTTTATAGATGTTCTTTTTCGCCGCCGAACTCATTAATCAGATTTTTAACAAGTTCGGACAGTGTGGCCGTCATCAAGATAAAATCCGCATCAAAACGCTGTGCGTAATCCTCTTTCAAAATGTCGTCATTCTGCTCGGTGATGTAGTCGGAAAACTTCAAGCGTTTCAGCGTACCGTCTTCAACTAAGACAAATTTAAGGTTGTCTTCCCATTCAAGCGCGAGTTTTGATATTGAGCCATTTTTTGCAAGCTCGATAATTTCCTCGTCTTCAACATCTTTTTGCTTGCAGTGAATAACGCCCAAGTCTTCTTTTTCTCGAATTTCCACTTCTTCGCGCAAGATGAGCCAATCTGGCGCGGTATCTGTAACCCATTTTGTCATCACTTCGCACGGGGCACGATTAAACGCTAACGGTACTACTGGCAAGCTACCAAGCGATTTACGCAAAAGTGCGAGTGCATCTTCAGCTGTTTTACTTGATGCTGCATCAACAAAGATAAATTGTTTCAACGTGTCGATATAAAGTGCGGTCGTTTTGATGCGAGAAAATGCTTGCGGAAGTAGAGTGGCTATCACATCATCTTTTAGGGATAATCGTTCTGTTTTCTTTAATTTTCTCCGTTCTTTTTCTTCAAGTGCAGTGATTCGTTTATTAAGTTCACGATTCACAACTTCCACAGGCAAAATCTTCTCTTCTCGTTTAGCTATAAGTAAGATTCTTCCGTTCGCTTGATAGGCTAAGTTTTCGCTGGTGGCGAGCGGAGCAGACCAACCGAAATGGCTAACGTCTGCAGATTCGCACGGAGTAAACTCACATTCTTTGAGTTGTTTTTCGATACTTTCAAAGTCTATTTGTTTCGTTAATTGGTAAATAATTGCATTTCTAAACCAGTACATTTTTAATCTTCCTCGTAAATTTAAAGGCCACTATCTAGCGGCCTTATTTTTGTTAGTATAGTTGATTGTTTCTCTGATTCGCTCACGAACACGCTCAAGAGCTTTTTCTAAACTCCGTTCCGGTTCGTACAACTCCGCTAATTCGTGTTCAGCTTGTTCTTTGCTCATTCTTTCACCTAAAAGAAAACCGCCTTATTTAGCGGTCTCAATCATTTTTAATATTCGGCTTTTACTTTCTTTCACAAATAAACTCTTTCCGTCTGTTGTTGATATGAAAGAGTTATCACCAACTGGCTTAATGTAAAAAATACTATCAGCACAAACCTGCGTCTTTTTAAGCCCCTCGATAAGGGTAAGTGTTATTTCTTTACCCATAACTCACCCATAGAATGGAATCCCATCTGAAAAATCATCTTGTTCAGCCATCGCACTTAATGGGTCTGTTTTTTCCTTACCTTTGGTTGGCTGTTGCATCTCATTTCTTGCTTTACTGTCTAGCATTTCAAACGATTGTGTCGCAACTTTAAGTGCGGTGCGATTATTGCCGTTTTGATCTTGCCAACTTTCCTGCACCAGCTTTCCTGTTACGCAGATTTTTGAGCCTTTTTGAAGATATTGTCTCGCCACATCGGCAGAATTGCCGTGTACCACAATTGGTATCCAATGCGTACGATTAACGGTATCACCTTGTTTATCACGGTAATCGTCACCGATAGCAAGGTTAAATGTGGCAATTTGACCGCCATTTTGGAATTGGCGGATTTCTGGATCACCACCTAAATGACCGATTAATATAACAGTGTTGGTATTGCGTGCCATTAGCTCATTTCCTTAATTAATTGTTGATAGTATTCTTGAACGGCATTAACTCGCTCTTTGATTTCTTCGATTATTTTGTCATCACGTTTAACCGTAACGGTTGTAATGCGTTTTGATTGTGGTATTTGCTCCACTAAGTCAATATATCGCTCTGGATTGTCATAACTTGATAATTGCTCGTATGGAGTAGGCAATAGTACAAAGTCAATTTGAGCCTCTTCACAATCCCATAGCCACATATAGCCTTGCATTTGGATTGTATAACCAGCTTTTTTGGCTTTCTCTTCCGCCTCATCGGTAAAGAATGGGTGCGAGCCAATATCCCACGAACATTTTGTATCAATGATTAGCTTTCTGCTTGGAACGTAAATATCACATTCGCCAGTAATCCAATCATTTTCTCGTCTCTCTTCGTTTTTCTTGAGAGCTAATCCACGCTTGCGACCACTTAATTTAATAGCCTGTTTTTCAAGAGCGATTCCTTTCTCGGTGTATTTATTGCCCTCAAAATCTTGGTAGCCAAATAGGTCATATTTAACTATCTTTCTCACCGCACTTTTAGCGGTAGCCGAAATTCCACTACCGCTTTTTGGTTTAACCATTAAATCAGCAAGCCCAGAGCATCTAGCTTTCAGCTTGTACATTTCCATTCTCAATCGCCTCTAATTCCGCAATCTGTTCTTGACTAAACTCATAAGCCCCACTATCGCAAAGGTCTTGTAGAGTAGTCTCACCGTTGATAATGCTTTGTTTGCAGTTGTTAAACGTTTCATCATCTACAACCGCTACAAATTCAGCATTTTGAATATTGTCGGTATAATTGAACTCTTGATTTTCTACATCTTTAACCACAGATTGATCGGCTAATACCGCTTGTTGCATCTCAACCGATAACGGAGCTTGTTTTGATAGCAGTAACTTAATCACAGTTTTTAATGCCATCGCCTCAAAGTTATCGTGCCATACGCCAAAGCCTTTCTTGAATGTCTGACTGTATCGTTGAGCGTGTTTAACGATATCATCGTGACTCATATAGAGTTCGGCTGAAAAATCGTTTACTAGTTTAAAATAGGCGTAATAGCCGATTGGGTTTTCGTTTTGCTCGGGTTCTTGCTCCCAGTCGAATTCAAAACCATTGATGAAATCTTTTTTGATGAGTTGTTTTTTGTACACTGGCAAGGCGACTAATCGCTTAAATTGCCCAGAGCGTTGAGCAAGTTGGATAAAGCCCTTATAACCGATTTGAAATTGAGCCTCTACTTTTCGCTCTTTGTTATTCTTAAAGGGGACGATGTAAGCAAAACCTAAGCCATTTTGTAGTGGCAAATTCAGCGTCGCGGCCATACAAGCAGCGTTAAAAATGCTCATTGGGTCCGCTGTTTTAAGCATTGAATTGCTGTTGGCGATTTGCATTACGCTTGTCGCAAAGGTGGCTGCATTTTTGCCAACAAGTTCTTTAATCTTATTTTGCACATTCGCACTTTCAAAAAATGTTTTAAGCGCAGGTGGCTGTTTATTTTGTTGATGTTGGACTTGGTTTGTCATCTCACCCCTCCATTAATCTAGGTCATAATCATTCATTCTGTCGTGCAATTCACGTTCGGCAATTTTCTTAATCGCCTCTTGTCTATAAGGCTCATAACTTGCACCACTGCCAATGGCAAGCCAGAAATTGTCGTTATCGCACAACATTTCTGTGAGTTCGTGATAATGCGTTTGGTCTCCTTGTTTTAAATCGTTGTCAATTTCCGTGGCGACTTCCTCCAAGGCGACTTCATAGCCAGCTTGCCAATCCACTTCTCGTTGGTGAGCTGCATCTAGTTGAGCGTAGTAATCAGCGTAAGGTTTCATTGGTTTACTCCTGGCTCATTGATTTCAATCTAAAGTGATGTCTTTCGCAAAAATCGATGCGGTGTTGGCAATACTCGATATTCTTTTTGACTGCCGTATTACGTTTGGCATCCGCCCAATTCTTCGCAGCCTCAAGGTAATTACCTTTCTTTTCTGCTTTTACTGCCGATTCTGCGTAGGTTTTATAAGCCAGTCTCATTATTTTTCCCCTAAAGTGCGGTTAATTTCTGCTTGTTTTTGTTCTGTATAAGCTAGAGCCTCTTGTTTAGCTGGCTCTGTAAGATTCGGTTGGTATTCGCCATGTTCAGCAATCCATTGTATGCGAGCCTGTTCACGCTCTAATGCTTTTGGCTCGCTTGCAAAACAATAGGAGATTCCACCAATCAAAAAGGCGATAAACATCGCACAGGCAATCTTTGCTAAAGGGCGCGTGATTTCAGCAAACACATCAGTAAATTTTTCCATTTTTTGATTCCTTTTTAATCAATTTAGTGAATTTAGGGTGTAAAAATCCGCCACACGGTAAAGTGCGGTCGGATTTTTCGTTGTTTTTAGAAGTCGATTTTGACGGCTTTTGGATCAAACTGGCGCAAGTGTTTTAATGCTCGCCAGTTTGTCATTGGGTCAATCTCAAACTCTTGTGTAATGCGATTTAAGATTTTGTTTGTTGAGCGTAACACGCTTAAATATTCGTAAGCCTGTCCGTAGATTTGTGAACTCATATTTGAGCCTAAAACGTTGAAGGCTTTTTCGATATGCTGGAATGTACCTACGCCTCGCTTGAAAGCAAACCATAACCAGGCAAGCTGTTGTAATTCGTACTCAGTAAATTCAAACGTGTATTTCTTTTCAGGCTCAGGCAAAGATAACTGTTGTGGTTGGTTACGGTGCATAGCCAAGAATGCACGCAATACAATCAAGTGGAATTTAGGACTAATCCACATCGCATAGGAAAGCACTAATTCTTCGCAAGCGTAAGTTCCACGTAACCCACGACCACCAGTAGTTTTAAAGATCAGATCTGTGCTTTTAACTTCTTTTTGAATTTCTGAAATTAGATCTTGAGTTGTATCTAAACGAATAAATAAAGACGGTCTATGCTTTTCAGCGCCACCGCTTGCTTTATGAAGATCGTTTAATGAAAAAAGACTTTCGTGAGTACGAATTGATGTATTAAGAATTGATAAATTAGACATAACATGCCTCCTGATTGATTTTCTGAAATAACCAGTTCTGACACTGGTGCCGAGAGGTTCAGAACCCTCCAATCAGGTAAGGGTGGACTTATTCCCCGAAGGTATTGTATTAGTCGCCCTCTCGACTTTGCGAGATTTCGGCATAAAAAAAAGACCGCACTTTGGCGATCCGTTTACTACCGCCTGATTGAAAAAGGTTCTGACACCTTGAGGCGAATAGTAGTATAAGAAATTATGGTTGTCAAACAGATTATTTAGTCTTAAAAAAATCCCCTAGAGCCAGCTATAAGCAACTAGGGGTATAACCAATCTAAAAGGAGATATTTTTTTATTATGACTAACGCTGTTCCCCAGCTAGAGCCGCTCTCGATTTCCATATCAATTTTCAAGAAGATTGGGCGATTCCATTCGCATTTTGAGAACGGCTTTAGCTGGAGGCTCTTCCTGGATTCGAACCAGTGTTATTTTTCATAACGCTACCGTGTTTTTGTACCGTGTCGGTTTCCACAACCGACCAAACAAAGAGCCATTAAATACCTTTCTTTATACTTGCAAGGCTCAAGTCCCTTATTGTCACCACAACACATAAGGAATATAATTTCGCTAACCACAACACAATAAGGATTAAGTTATGGCAAACCTCATTATTACTTATGATTTAAGAAATCAACGCGACTACAAAACATTAATTGATGCAATTAAATCCTACGGAACTTATGCGAAGCTATTTGAATCGGTTTGGTATATTCGTTCAATAACACATACAGCCGAGCAATGTCGGGATTATTTGCTTCAATTTATAGATAATGATGATCGTCTTGGCGTGTTTGATTGCTCAAATAATGACTTTGCAACTATGAGAGCGTTAAATAAAATTAGTGACCTATGGTCTAACTAACATGTAAACTTCACCTGTTTTATTATCAATTAGCTTTTCTTTGATTTGAGCATCACTAAATCGATTGATATAAGAAATTGCTTGGCATGCTCGCTCCTCTAAACCTGGATGATAAGCGCCGTTTTCAATCGCTTTCAAAATAGACGCGCGAATATGTTCTTTTTGAATTTCTGTTATAGTGTTACTGGCAACACTGCCAGCCTCGGAATAGCGTTTCTCTTCCATTTTTAACCTCATTTGTTTTATGTTTGCCATTTCAAAGCACACTCAAGAACATTCCCTTCACCGTGCGCACTCATTAGATCGGTCTGTGTAGAATGCGCTTTGAATTGGTGCTGCGGGAGAGATTCGAACTCAACTATCCTCCGGTTATGAGCCGGTTGCTTTTACCTATTAAGCTACCGCAGCAGTTTACCGTCTCTCCGGTATGTCACGCACTTTTCGCCGCGTTTACGCTTTTATAAACCGATCCGTGGGCTTGTTTGCCGTTTCCCCGACCGTTCTCATATCCTCGAAGGATTGCTTAGAGATATAAACAGCGCTGCCCTTGATTCGCCAACCGCCTCTTTTCGGTTAACACGCGACACAGTTTTCTGCTTGGGGGTTACTCGACTTAAATCAGCCGATAATTTATATCCCGCATGAGTCCAGCAATTTTAAAGAGCAACTCAAAGTGTTTTGCTTTGATGTGGCTTATAATACTAAAACTAATATTAATAGTAAATAGTAAAACTAATATATTTTAATAAATTTACTATTTAAACTATTAAATTACTGTTTTTACTAATATTTTATTTTTGTAAAATTTTGACTATTTGCTGAATTTGTGACCTAGATCACAAAAATAGGGTAGGGGAGAGGTGGGTTTGATGGATTTTGGGCAAAAGAAAACCGCTCTATTTGAGCGGTTTGCGTTTTTTTTCTAAGCCACAAGTTTCAGATTTTGAAAAATTTGGTAAATCTCTGGCTCTGGAAGTTGTTTTAATAGATGGTGAACTTTTTGAGCCGGATTAAGCGCAAGTAACTTTCTAGACAAATCAGCATAAAGACTCTCTAGTACATGGTTTCGATTCCATACTACTTTATAGTTTTTGTTATTTATTTTTTCTTCAATTTGGAGAAGATATTTTTCCTCATTATATGTATATTTCATTGAGTGGCGGCTTATAGCGTTTTCGTCTGATGAATCTATAAATGATACGATTACAAGTATGTGCTCATACTGTTTTTTTATATCTATGGAAGAATACTCGTTATCAAATATAGCTTCGGACAGCTCTGCCGGCTGAATTCCTTTTGCTATATTTAGGTTGATAATTTTATCTATTAGTGATTTTATTTCATTAGTGATGCGCATTTTTCAACATCCCCCTTAGTTCAACTATAATTGAATCAATTTCTCCGATTGATCTCTGTAGTGTAGCATTATCCCTGCTGTCAACGCTACCAAATTTATTGTAAAGCTTGCTATTTATGTATATAACAATAATCCCGTCATTAGGTGTTTCTCTCGTTATTCTCAGTAGTCTATTGAATTTATTGTATAAATTGTTACTTTTAGCGTCAATTCCTAGATCGCTGAGCAGATCTGCAGCCAAATTTTGAGCTTTGCTTGTTAAGATTTTACGCAATTCTTTTCTTGCTTTAGCGGGTCTTTTACTGACTAGTACTTCATCAATTTCTTTATTTGCTTTTTGTTCAGCAGCTTGTTCAATTGCTTTTAAATATATCGGATCTAGGTCTTTAGGCAGTCTTGCTGTTACTTGGCTTATTTCTTCTTGAATCTCTTTGCGTTTTTGCTCAAAGAGCTTGTTAAAATCAATATCATCCAGATATGAATCTTGAGTACTTAAATAGCTACCATCGGAAGATATTTCTGCAAGCTCAACTTTGCGTTTTTCATAGGCTTCATCGCTAATATGAACATCATAATCTCTGGACACTTGGAGCTTGGCACGGTCAACTTCTTTTTGGAAAATATTCCACATTTTATTTAGTCCGGCTTGCTCATGGAATATAACAACGGCGTTATTGTCAATCTCAAAGGCTTTAATTTCATTATTAGGTATAACCCTAAGAACACGTCCGATAATCTGAGCGAAAGCGTTTATACTACGATAAGGTCTAAATAAAGCAAGAATGGTTAAATAGCGATGATCGTACCCTTCCATTAGCATATTTACGGAAACCACAACATTGCATTGATGATTTTCAATTTTCATTAATGTTTCTTGTTGTTCTTCGTGTGACATATTGCTATGGATGATAACTACACTCATACCTTTATCTTTATACCATGCAGCAATATCTTCAGCGTGTTTTATACTGCATCCAACAGCAAGAATTTTATGTGGGACTGTCGGTGATGATTCCTTTAAATAATTAAACTGTTTAATACTTCTATCTATAACATCTAAAGAGCAATCTTTTGATAGAGAAATACATTTTTCTATCCATTCTTGCTCTTTGAATTCAAGAACTTCTTCTAAAGTTAATTGCTTATTCGGACTTTCTGGCAATGTGAAATATAATTCATGGGCGTTAACAGTCTCTTTCCTTAACAGTTTTACATATTTTGCGCGCATTACTTCTGAAAGTGAGGTTTCATGTATTTTTTGACCCGGTAGCTCTTGATTATCTCCTCGGTATGGAGTCCCTGTAACATGAAGCTTTTTAGCATTTGAAAAATATTCTAAGACCTTTTTCCAACTTTCAGCCGGTGCATGATGAGATTCATCAATAATAATCATATCGAAAAAATCCGGAGGAACACGGCTGATTAAGCTTGTTGCTCTTGAGGAAGATAATTTATGTATATTTGAAAAGATAATATGACTTTGTTTTAAGTGCTCATCCGAAACATCGGATTCATATTCGACTAGAACGGGCAAGTTATCAATACTAAATATGATGTCATGATTTATCCAAAAGTTATCTTGGAGTGCGTCTTGAGTCTTTTTAATACTATCTCTTGTTATCAATCCCGGCGTAATAATTAATACACGGCCATCGCTTACATCGAAAGGTGCTATAGATATTAAACCGGATTTCCCTGTTCCCGTTGGTAAAACAACCAGAGCTTCGCCAGTAGGATTTTGTTGGAAATATTCTTTTATATTAATATAAGCCTCAATTTGTGGTGTTCTTAGCTTATTATTACCAACAATATTTACTGGCGTTGATTTAAAATAATGTAGTGTTTCATTCATATTTTTTCCTTAGGTCTTGGTTAGTTATTACAGATCAACAATATCCAGTGTTAATTTCTTGATCAGTTTTCCGACAAAATGAATTTGTTCTACTTGGTCTTTTTCTAAGATTTCAGGATCGTAACTTGGATTGTCCGAAATTACTTTTAGTCTGTAGCCACTTAGATACTGCAAGCGCTTGATTCTTGCTTTCCCCTCATATACAAACGCATAGATGCCGTCATCTTTGAATTCATTAACTGTCTGATCAATCGCTACTATATCACCGTGTTTTAGGCTCATTTCGGCATTAGTCGGATTGTACATGCTGTTTCCGTCGATAATCGCAATCGATAAATTATTAGCTGTTCTACGTTGAAAAATCTCCATGAACTTGTCACGCGAAAATTCAATAGAGCGGATTGTGTCCGGGTAATCAAGGTTGATGACACCATCACCGGCGGCAAGGTGGTTATCAAGCAAGGTGAGTTTGATTGAATCTGTTGCTGTCGGTTCCGAAAACTCTTTTGCCTTTGTTACCAGTGTAGTGAAGTCCTCGGAAATATCAGGATCTATATCAGATGGTTCAACATCAAGAATCGAAGCAAATTTAATGATCGTTTCTTTGCTTATAGGCTGCTTACTATTTGGGTTCATATAGTGGCTTACACCACCCTGTGTCTTAATATCTAACAGATTAGCGATTTTAGCTTGAGTTAATCCCAAATCTTTTTTCTTTGTTTCATAAATGCTTTTTAGGCGAGTTTTAATCTCGAAAAGTCTTTGTTCCACTTCGCTCATTGTATCCCTCATTGTGAACATTTCCCGAATTATATTAGCCCCGCTAATAAGATCAAGAATAGTGAAAATATTAAAACTATTGAATAAAAGAAATAGTTTTGCTAATATTTCTGTATTCAGGAGGCTATATGAAATTAACCGAATATTTAGCTGAGAAAAAACTTACTCAAGAACAGTTTGCTCAGCTTGTACAAAAAACGCAGGGCTTTGTTAGCCATTATTTAACGGGTCGTTGTGAGTTAAGCGCGAAAACAACACTGGCTTGGTCTGCCGTAACTAATTATTTGGTTACACCGCACGAATTAAGCCCGCACTTATACCCAAACCCGGATGATGGATTACCAAAACACCTTAGAGCGTAATTTACCAACCTTTACCCAAAAGAAAACCATAAAAATAAGGCAAAAATTATGGCAATGAAACAAACCATTATCGAAATGATTGAGAACATACCTGGCGGCAAAAGTGCGGTTGCTGGATTTCTCGGATTTTCGGAGGCAGAGCTGAACAATCGTCTTTATCAGACGAAAGGGCAGCGGTTCAAAGACGAAGAATTGATTGCTATCCAGCAAGAATTTGGGCTGACCGATTACACGGAAGAATTATGCCGTTTAACCGGCGGTTGTTTTGTACCGCACCCTGAAGCAGACCAGTTAGACAACGTAGAAATTTCCGTGCTGCAACTGCATGAACAATCTGCGCGTGGATTGTTGTTTGAAGTGCTTGAAACGGCATTAGCAGACGGTGAAATCACTTCTCACGAAGAAGACAAAATCCGTCGCGCATTAGATAAACACTTGGCGGCGACACAACACACGATTGAGTGCGTTATTTCGCTAAATAAACGGAAATAAAAAATGCACGCAGAAGAATTTATTGAAAAACAACTCCGCCAAACCCTGATTCAGGGGGGGGGCAGATCTTGCGTCAATTAATGGCGCAGTGGAGATGTGCTTAAAAGAATATCGTCAACGCAGTTCGTTTAAACCGGACGTGATGACGTATTTATTAGATAAGGCAAAACGTTTTGTAAAAACGTCAAGCACGAAAGGCAAATAAAAAACCACGGCGGCAACCGTGGCAATTTAGGAAAAAATTAACATGGAAAATATTAATCAAAACGAGACGACAAGTCAAACACAATCAGCACAGATTTTAAAGGCGCTCAAAAACGGAGAGAGATTAACGCACTTAGACGCAGAAAAGCGTTTTAACTGCTTACGTCTTGGCGCTCGTATCTACGACCTTAAAAAACGTGGTCACAACATCATCAGCAAAATGATTACTGTGCCAAGCGGAAAACGTGTTGCTGAATACAGATTGGTGGCTTGATATGGAAAGATTATTCTCACCCGAATTTGTAGCTAGATTAGACGATAGAGAAAAAATCCTAGCGTACGAGGCAGTTAAAAGAAAGCTAAGAGAGCGAAACGCAAGCCAAGAAGAATACGACAGAGTAACAGATCAAGCGATTGAGGAATTAGAGATATGACCCCATCAACAATACTTAAAAATACAGGAAGAGCGATTGCTTATCGTCCTAATCTTGCTCGTTTATTTGGTGGTGTTGTTGCTGAGATCTTCTTTGAGCAAATTTTCTATTGGCAAGATAAAGCTGACCCTGTACTTGGTGTTTATAAAACCCAAGAAGAATTAGAAATTGAAACTGGATTATCGAGAAAAGAGCAAGAAACTGCTCGCAAATTACTGCGTGAAAAAGGCGTGCTAATCGAAACTCATAAACGCCTAGAACATCGTATGTATTACAAAATCGACTGTGAAAAATTAGACGAATTATTAGCTGCACTAGCGAATGATACAAACGAACATTCCCGAATGCCCAAAAGTGACATTCGGGAGGGTGACAAAGTCGCATTCGTTAATACAAGAGATTACAACACTAGATTACATACAGATAACCCCTTACCCCTTAACGGGGAATCTGCTAACGCAGAACATTCGGAAATCGTGGGTGCGGACAATCCGCACACTGGCAAAAAACAAAATTCAATCAAGGTTAGTTATTCAGCAGTAGCAGAAACATACAATCACTTGGTTAAAGAGTTAAATTCAAATCTACCACTAATCGCTAATCCATCGCAGTTAAGTGATAAACGCAAGAAAGCGATTAAGAAACTAGCTCAAGTGTTTATTAAACGATTCGATATTGACAACGATGTAGAGTCCGCGCTTGCTGAGTATTTCAGAGACTTCTTACAGTCCGCCACGAATTTCTACTTTGGCGAAAACAATCGAGGCTGGAAAGCAGATTTTGAATACATCTTGAGAGAAACAACACTGGATAAAGTTTTAGAGGGGAATTGGTAATGGTAACGCAAGATAATAACTACAACCTAGAATACGGACTAATCAGCTCGATGCTAGCGACTGGATTAACCGCTCAAGCTCGTGAAGTGATTAGCTGGTTAGAGCCAGAAATGTTCGCTACATACAATCTAGGTGCTTTATACGCAAACATTCGCAAACAAGCCCGTAAACACGATTTAATCGACTGCTTGCTACTTTCTCAAGACTATGGCGAAAACCTAGCAACGTTAGCAGAAATGGCAAATAAAGCGACTTATGGTGGAAATCTTTTAGGTTATGCGAAGAAAATCCATTCTTCTTGGGTAAACCGTTCAGCTCAACAAACTATGCTTAAACTTGCTGGCGAAATGTCACAAGCTCGCAACGAAAGCCAAGTGAATGAATTAACTCAAAAAGCATTAAATCAAATTCAAAAGCTCCTTGTCAGCAAAACAGAAATTAAGCCAATCGCCATGGGGGAACTGGTCGATTCTTACGTTGATGTATTGGAAAAGCGCTCTAAAAGTGATTTCAAAGAACGCTTGCTTTACACAGGCATTGAGGCGGTCGATAACATTCTTGGCGGCATAAATTCAACTGATATTGTCATTGTGGCGGGCCGTCCAGGAACAGGGAAAACAGAATTTAGTCTGACAGTGACTCGCAATATCGCCAAAAATCATGGCTCGGTTTTATTTTTCAGCCTTGAGATGGGTAATTTCCAATTAATCGACCGCTTGTTAAGTGCGACTGGTGGTGTAGGCGTTAAAAAACTCCGCAATCCACAAGAATTAGACGATTTAGATTACAACCGTTTAACCAATGCAATCACCGATATTCGTGAGCAAAAAATCTATTTCGTTGACCGTGGCGGTTTATCAGCAGATGAAATCTGTGCGATTACAGAAAGACACCTTGGCGAAGTCGGAAACCTTTCTGCGATTGTGATTGATTATTTAGGCTTAATGGATCACAAGCAAGAAAAGAATATCAACTTAACACAAGCTATCGCAAACTCAATGAGCAAGCTCAAAACGTTTTCCAAAAATTTCAATGTTCCAATTATTTTGCTTTGCCAATTAAACCGTGAAGTAGATAGTCGAGCAGTTAAACGCCCAACAAACTCAGACTTAAGAGATTCAGGCTCAATCGAACAAGATGCAAGTCAAATTATTATGCTTTACCGTGAGGGGGCTTATAAAGCCAATACAGACAATCCGTATTCTGAAGCCATCATCACTAAAAACCGTTTTGGCGAATTAGGCACTGCCTATATGAGATTTGATAAAGGTCACTTTGTCGATTGCGACCAAGCGAAAGCATATCAAGAGTTAAACGAAAAACCACAACAAGCACAAAAAAACTATGCGAAAACCTACGGAAAAGGAGCCAACTAATGACAGAACAAAAATTTGATAAAGGGCAGTTTGTTGATATTTATAAAGCAGATAAAAAATACAACGTCATTTATGCCGATCCGCCTTGGCGTTATCAGGATAAAGGGTGTAGCGGCTCAGCTGAAAGTCATTACGGCACAATGAAGATTGGTGATATATGCAATCTTCCAGTTAAAGATATAGCAGATAAAAATGCAGTTCTATTTATGTGGGTCACCTATCCAATGCTATCAGAGGGATTAAAACTTATTGAGGCTTGGGGATTTAAATACAAAACAATAGGGTTTCAGTGGATTAAAACAAACAAGAAGAACAAAAATACGTTCTTTTTTGGGCTTGGGCGCTGGACTAGGGGGAATACTGAGTGCTGTCTGATTGCCACAAGAGGAAAGATAGGCAGGGTGAACAATTCTATAAGTCAGCTAATAGTTGAGCCAATACAACATCATAGCAAAAAACCTGATGTTGTGCGTGAAAAAATTGTTGAGTTGGTTGGTGACTTACCTCGCATTGAACTGTTTGCCAGAAATCAGTCAGATGGTTGGGATGTTTGGGGTAATGAGGTTAATTAAGTGAACAAGAAACAATTCTTTCTACGCTCAAACCAAGTGCGGTTGAACTGCATTGAGTTTATCAAAGAGCTGCCAACGGACGACAAGAAACCGCTGGTGGTAAAAATCCAACCGATGACACGCTCACTAGAGCAAAATTCAAAACTGCACGCACTACTAAGCGACATTAGCAAACAGTGCGAATTTAACGGGCAAAAGCGAGATATAGACACCTGGAAAATGATTATGGTATCAGCTCACAAAATCGCAACAGGCGGTAAAGCTGAAATGGTAATCGGTTTAGAGGGTGAAGTTATTAATCTGCGAGAAAGCACCGCACAAATGAGCGTACAGAGATTAGCAAGCCTAATCGAATACACAACCGCTTGGGGCGTAGAGAATGGCGTTAAGTTTAACGATGCGTGGAGATTTTAGATGAGAGAAGAAATAGCTCTAGCGGTAGTTCTATTTGTGGTGGTGTTTGTGATTATTTGCTTTATTGAGGGTGCGGACAATGAATGAGAAAGAATTGAAGATTTTAATTATTGCTTATGCCTGTGTAGTTATCGGGACAATCTTAATCACTGGGAAATGGTGGTGATATGAACAAGAAACCTAAGGAAACCAAATGCAAGGTATGCGGTTGTTACTTTGTTAAAACAATAAGCTCAATGCAAAAAGTCTGCTCACCTAAATGTGCGATAGTTTTATCAAAAGAGCAGGCAAGAAAGAAAAAAGAGAAAGAGGAAAAGGCTCAACTAAAAGAACGCAAGAAAAAGCTACTAGAAAACGACAGAGGTCATTGGTTGAAAGCACTTCAAAAAGAAGTGAATAAATTCATTCGATTAAGAGACAAAGGTCAGCCTTGTATCGCTTGCGGTGCAGTGTGGAAACCAAGCTTTCAAGCATCACATTTCATTCCACAAGGCAGAAGTTTATTTCTAAGATTTGACGAGAGAAACATTCATTCTGGGTGCATTAGATGCAATCTCTTTGTAGGTGGTGGAAACATACACGGATATAGACCAAGACTGGTTGAGAAGATTGGTGAGCAAGAAGTTCAGTGGCTAGAAGAAAATCAACATAGAATAAAAAAATGGGAAATATCTGAGCTTAAAGAATTAATCAAGGTTTATAGAGCAAAAATTAAGGAACTAGAGAATGAATAAATTCAGCGAGCTACCAGAATTAGACTACGACCAAATTCAGTATGTAGATAGTAGAATGTATCCGTGGGGAGCGTGGATTAATGAGGGTCGTTTAGATAAGCCAGAATTAAACATTCTCTACAAACTTATGAAAAGCGTAGAACCACAAGACGAGCCAAGCCAAGTAATTTGTAGCGATGAGCTTGGTATGGCTATTAGTGAAGATATTGAAATGTTTTTCAAAAAATATGACGAGCGCATGCGGTTTATTCTAATGTCATACTACGTTCATAGATTAACAGTAAATAGAATAGCCACAAAACTAAGAGAGCGTGAAGAGCCTCAATATATGCAACCTTGTAATGGTAAACGAGACATCAGAATTCCTTGCTTAAAAACCTGTAAGCGTAGAGTAGAGAAAGATTTGGCACTGATGAAAGCGATTATTTACGAGAAACTAATCAAGATTGAAGTTAAATTAGCAATAGAGAGCGAGAAAAGAAAAAATATTAAAAAAATTCGATTTATATATTGACATACTTGTCATCTTGTCCTATCATACTCATATAAGGTGGTCGTAGTGTAAGTAGTGAATATCGAAATAAATTTAATATAGCCCTGATCGGAAACGGTCGGGGTTTTTTATTGGACGATTAACTCAGTTGGTAGAGTGGCAGCCTGTTAAGTTGTTTGTCGCTAGTTCAAGCCTAGCATCGTCCGCATATATTCAGCTCATAGGTATTAGTTTACTTATGAGCTTTTTTATTTGAGGTAAAAAAAAGAATGCCTATGAAAGATCCAGATGTATGGGCTTTGATTTGGGCTTGGTTACAAATCAATTTTGGCAACGGTTCAATTCAAAGTGCTGGCGCGGCAGTTTTTATGTCGCTTTTAAGAATGGGATTTATGCGAAAAAAACCAGCATTTCGGTATGTATTTATTGATGCAATGATTTGCGCATCTATTGCTGGGGTGGCGGTGCCTGTGTGTACTCATATATTCGGACACGCAGATTTTTCAGCTTTTTTCGGCACAATGATTGGATTTATTGGGACCGAAAAAATACGCGAATTCTTGTTTAAGTTTATTAATCGTAGGATTGACAAAGATGACAATGATTATCCCCGAAACGACATTCAATAAAGTTTTCCCAAAAGCAATCAAGGGAGTTTATCAGGCAATATCAAAATATATTGATTTAGCTGGTTGTTTTAATAAACAGCAACAAGCGATGTTTCTTGCTCAATGCGGGCATGAGACGGCAGGGTTTACTACTTTGAGCGAAAACTTAAATTACTCAGCAGATGGCTTGATGAGAGTTTTCCGTAAGTATTTTCCTAATCCTAACATCGCTCGCCAGTACGAGCGGAAGCCAGAAAAGATTGCGAGCCGAGTATATGCTAATCGAATGGGGAATGGCCCAGAAGAAACAATGGACGGCTGGAATTATCGTGGTCGTGGATTAATTCAAATTACTGGTAAGGATAACTATATCCGATTTGCCCGTTGGTTAGGCGATACGATCAACCCTAAAGAAGTATCAAGTAACTTAGATTTGGCAGTTAAAGCTGCAGTCTGGTACTGGATATTTAACGATTTAGCATCTATTGATTCCGTCCAAAAGGTAACGCTTAGGATCAATGGTGGCACCAATGGTTTAGATGACCGATGTAGATTATTTCGTGCGTTAATGGTGGATTAATATGGAGGGGTGGAATGGTTAATAAATCAACCCTGATTTACCTTGCAGTATTAGCTAGCCTGTGTGGTTGGATTTGGTATCAGCACGGGGCGATAAATGACTTAAGAGCCGAAAACCAAGCACAAGCTAGCCTCATTGTAGAGCAAGAAAAGGTTAATCAATCTTTGAAAGATACGATTGAGATAGAACGTCAAGCAGTAGAACAACAGAGAGTAATCCACGATGAAATCAAACAAACAACACAAGACAAAGTGCAAGTGGTTCGAAAAATCATTAAGAGCCAACCTTGTTATAACACTCGCATCTATGACGATGCTATTGAGCGGTTGCACTAATAAGGTAACAACAAAGACGGAATACATCTATCCGCCTCAAGCATTTCTAACGCCTTGTGTTAAAACGCCATTTACCGGCAGCACATACGGTGAGGCGGTAGAGCATTTAATCATAGTGCAGGGCGAACGTGATATGTGTGCTAGTCAAATCACAAACATCAACAAGTGGATTAATCAAACTAAGAACGATAAATAACAGCTTTTAACGTCTAACAGCTTTAAATTGGTAGATGCCAAGCCGAAAGGTAGGAATGTTAGGACTTCTAAAACAAAACCCGATCAGGTTAACGCTTGACCGGGTTTTTTATTTATGGAGTTTAATATGCAGATATTAAAAGCGCCGTTCTTCGGAACGGAAATTGTTGTCGTTGAATATGATAACAAACCTTATGTGCCAATGAAACCTATTTGCGAGAATATCGGATTGGCTTGGCACGCTCAATTTGAACGATTGAAGCGTAAAGAGGTGTTAAGTTCAGGTATTCGTATCATACGAACACCTTCTAATGGTGGTGAACAGGAATCAGTTTGCCTTCCGTTGCATTACCTCAACGGTTGGTTATTTGGCATTGATACTAACCGAGTTAAGCCGGAACTAAAAGAAAAGCTGATCCGCTATCAAAAAGAATGCTACGAAGTTCTTTGGGATTACTGGACAACAGGAACCGCACGACGTGATGAAATCCAAGAGCGACTAAATCGCCTATTGGAAGACGAAGGCAAGTCACGAGCTAATGGTTCAATAGCCGGTAAGTTACTAAACCAACGCAAACAAGAAAAGGCGCACTTTGAGGTAGAACTTGCTAGGCTAAAACAAATGGACTTGTTCTTAGATATTTAAAAGCAGCGGGAAATCATGAAAATTCCCGCTGTGACTTGTCTTTTACACTTTCGCAAGAATAAAAAGTAAAGTGTATGCTACATAATTTAAATCTAGCCATGAGGTTGGTATAAAAATCTCGGGGTTATATCTAAGTTATGTGATGTAAATATTACAAATCTTTTGATTCTCGCAAATTGTTAATTAGCTCCTCGAGCGCAAATTGCAGAATGTATGAGTGGGGTCTATATCTATCATCAGTACGCATGTAGTTATATAACCCGCTCCGGTTAACGCCAATGCGCACCCCTATTTCGGTGGCGGATAATCCGAAATCATCTTGCAGTGTGTGAATTAGCTGTAAAAAATACTCACGACTCGTGTTAAAGAGAGGTGACTAAGTGACAGAGCAAAAAGAAAAGAATAAGGGTGGACGCCCTCAGAAAAATTTAACCGGAGAGCAGTTAGTGCAAGTGGAGGCGTTAGCTGCTTTTTTAACAATAGAACAAATTGCGGATTATTTTGAAATCACCAAACCGACTTTTCATGCTATTTGCGAAAGACAACCAGAGGTTTTTTTACGCTATAAAAAAGGGCGCTCAAATGCCGTTGGGTCAATTGCTAAATCATTAATCCAGCAAGCGAGAGAAGGCAATCTTTCGGCGCAAATCTTTTACTTGAAGACTCAGGGCGGATGGCGTGAAACAAATAACGTTGACTTGACATCTTCTGACGGCTCAATGACACCGAAAACAATTATCCGAAAAGTGGTAGATCCAAAAGATGGAACTGGAGATTAAAACGCCTAGATGGTTTTTACCATTTATTCAACCTTGCCGATACAAAGGCGTAAAAGGCGGCCGTGGTAGTGGCAAATCCCACACGGTAGCGGAGGCTCAAGTAGAAAGAGCAATTATCGATCCGAATTATCGGCTTGTATGTATTCGTGAGATTCAAAAATCCCTCAAGTTTTCATCAAAAGCCCTGATCGAATCAAAGATTCGTCAATTTGGCGTTTCTCATTTGTTTGACATCACCATGAATGAGATTAAGCGTGTGGACGGCGAAGGGATAATGATTTTCCAAGGTATGCAAGACCATACCGCCGACAGTATTAAATCCCTAGAGGGTTTTGATTGCGCATGGGTGGAAGAGGCGCAGAATCTATCTTACCGCAGTTTGCAGTTACTCCGACCAACTATCCGTAAATCAGGGAGTGAAATTTGGTTTACTTGGAACCCAGATCAAGAAAGCGATGCTGTAGATGAATTTTTTAACAGTGCGATTGCGAATCAAGCCGATGGTTTCACGCTTGCGCACGTGAACTTCGACCAAAATCCATTTTTACCGGATGAACTCCTAAAAGAAATGGAGTACGACCGTAAATACAATCCGGCAACATTCGGGCATGTTTGGCTTGGTGAGTATAACATCAAAAGTGATGCACAGATTTTTGCGGGGAAATTCACTATTGATGAGTTCTCACCAAAAGAAGATTGGCATGGTCCATATCAAGGTTTGGACTTTGGGTTTGCTCAAGACCCTACGGCGGCAGTGCGTTGTTGGGTGCATAATGACGAACTTTATGTAGAGCATGAGGCGGGCAAAATTGGGCTTGAGTTGGACGAGACAGCCCCATTTTTGATGAAAAACATCCCGGACTTTGAGAAATACGTTGAACGAGCAGACAGCGCGCGGCCTGAGAGTATTAGCTTCTTGCGCCGACACGGACTAGGTCGAATCGAACCGGTTAGCAAGTGGTCTGGCAGTGTTGAAGATGGTATCGAACACATTAAATCTTATAAGCGTGTTGTAATCCATCCTAGATGCGAAAACACCGCTAGAGAGTTCCGCCTTTACAGCTATAAGGTGGACAAAAAATCAGGCGATATTTTGCCAGTGGTGCTAGACCAAAATAACCACTACATAGACGCGCTGAGATATGCGCTCAACCCGCTAATACAAACCAACAATGCCGCAGGTCTATTATTATCGTGAGGGATAAATGAATATTGAAAAACAAAGACAGGATTTCCTGGCGGCGATTTATGGTCTCGGGAATCAAAAGCGCCGCACATTGTGGGCTGAGTGTGGTTATCCGCAAAATCTATCATTTAAGCATTATTACAAGGCTTACACTCGTAATAGTATAGGGTTTGCGGCAATCACAAGGCTTAGTGATGGTTGTTGGGTAGATACTCCGGTAATTGTTGACGGAGCGAAAGACAACGAGTCAACAAAAACGACAGCCTGGGAAAAGCGGGCAGATAAACTCTTTAAAAAACTATGGAAAAGCATTAAGGAGGCCGACAAGCGAAATCTTGTAGGGCAATACTCCGCTTTAATTATCCATGTGCGCGAAGATGGCGGCACAAAATGGGAAGATGAATTGCTCCCGGGAGCGCTATCAAAATTAGAAGAAAGAGCGCTAATTAAACTCATCCCAGTTTGGCAAGAGCAATTGTCAGTCTCTGAATATCAAACAGACCTAACCAAGGAAGATTACGGCGAACCCCTCTACTACCAGTTTAACGAATCTGCTGTTGGTAGTGGCAAAAAAGGCCGTGATATTAAAATCCATAAAAGCCGGATTATTTTGTTAAATGAGGGCGGTGACGATAACCAACCTAAAACTGGCATGTCTTTACTTGAGCCTGGTTACAATAAATTGCTTGATATGGAGAAAACGTCTGGCGGTAGCGCAGAAGGCTTTTTGAAAAATGCCAGTCGGCAGTTAAGCATTAGAATGTCTGATAAGGTCGATTTACGCGAACTCAAAAGACAAGCCGAAGCCATGGGACACAAAGATGTTGTAAGTGCTATAAACGACCAAATACAAAAGCTAAATAACGGCATTGACTCCGCATTAATTACCCAAGAGGGTGATGCTTCTGTCCTTTCTGTTGCGGCCGCTGACCCAACTTCAACTTGGACGGTGGCGGCGAATGAGTTTGCGGCATCCATCCAAATTCCGTTTACGATTTTATTTGGGCAACAAACAGGGCGTCTAGCGTCCGACGAAGACAAAACCGATTGGGCCAATCGTTGTAATGGTCGCAGAAATGGGTTTTTGAGCGAGGTTATCACGCAAATTTTAGAGCGCTTTTGGACGGTTGGCATTATCCCCCATCCAAAGAGTGGCGAGGTTACTATCTCATGGTCTGATTTACTCGCGCCAAGTGAGCGCGACAAGATAGCTAATGCTAAAGAGCTTGCGGCGGTTGCAACAACATCACAGAGCGCCTACGGAATGTCTGTGATTAAGCCGAATGAAATCCGCGAGGTGCTCGGGTACGAACCGTTAAAAGATGATGAGATGCCGCCAACGGTAAAAGAGGAGACAGATCCGCTTGATTATCAACAAGAAGATAAAACCCCTACTGATACCGAGGAATAAAGCCGATCCGGTTGGTATGGGGCAAGAAATCACTAAATCATTTAAACGTATCGACCAGATATTTAAGCAAATCAAGATTGAAATTAGGCAGTTGCTTGATACAAGCCTTGCTCCGAGGTTTAAAACAAACGCACTTGAAGAAATTACCTCCACGGATTTAGCAGAGTTGCTAGAAACAATACAGCGAATATTAGACCGGAATTTGTTATCAGGCGCAGAAGATGGCGGGCAGTTATGGATTGATACATTTATTGATGCTGCAACCAAAAAAGGTACGCAATCCGCAGTGACCGATTTAACCCTACAATCAGAAACATACCGAAACAGTCGCAATCTTGGGTCAATTTTATTTAATCCGCAATACATGAAAACCCTCTCAATCGCTCATACGGCGAATTATGCAACGTGGAAGGGGGTTAGTGCGGCTGTAAGAAAAGAACTGGCTGAGATTATCACTGAGGCGATATTTAACGGTGATAATGTAAAGGTTACCGCTCGAAGCATAAAAGATCGGTTAAATGTATCAAATCGCCGAGCAAAGCTGATCGCACAAACAGAGCAATTGGCGGCATATAGACGGGCGGAATGGGCAGAAGCAGAAGAAGCTAGAAAAGAGTTGGGATTAAACACAAAGCTCCTGCACTTTTCGGCACTTAAACCAACCACTCGTCTTACGCATGCGGCACGTCACGGCAAATACTTTGATGTTGACGAGGTTAAGGAGTGGTACAGCAAGGATGGTAATCGGTTTAATTGTTACTGTAAACAGTCTGTAATTGTGCTGAATAAAGACGGCAAGAGCGATATAGAGCCATTACTTAAATCTCTGTCGGACGAAAGAGGAAATTGGGTTGGCGCATTAAGGAAGAAACGAAATGAAGAAAAATAACATTAATGTTTTGAGCGTGCTGAATAGCCGAAATATTACGGAAGAAACAATCGATGGAGAAGTACACATTGTTGTTAAAGGTGTGGTGCCACTTGTTGATGATGTCGTGATGAATGGGGGGTTATATCCAGCGGCAGAAATTGACAAGAGCTATGCAACCTTGGACGGAAATGCAATGCCATTAGGCCACCCTGTTATTGATGGTAAATATGTTTCCGCAAGTGACGTGCGAGCTGTTAATAAGCACCATGTAGGTGCGTGGGCGCGTAATGCACGAAAAGAAAATGGCAAAGTCCTTGTTGATATGTGTATTAACAAGCGATTTGCTGAAAGTACCGATGGCGGGAAGCGTTTATTAGTCCGTCTTGATGATTTAGCTAATAACGCCGAAGCGGAGCCGATCCATGTATCAACAGGCTTGGTATTGAACAAAAAAGACGACAGCGGAACATCCAAGGGGAAAAAATATAATTGGGTTGCTACCAATATGTTTTTCGATCACATTGCCATTTTGTTAGATCAGCCAGGAGCGGCAACTCCTGAAGATGGGGTCGGTATTTTTGTTAATTCAGACGGTGCAAATTTAGACGTTGAAAACGTTGATTTGGGCACTGCCGCGGACTGCCGAAAGGAAGGTTGGTTGAACAAGGTTAAATTTTACCTGTCTGCCAATTCCGACTTGGCATTTGAAGAAATTAGCCGCGCTTTGTATGAGTTAGTCAACAAGCAAAGCGGGGGTAATTATAAGGCGTGGATTGAATCCGTTTATCCGAAGTATTTTATTTACGAATATGACGGCAAGAAATACAAACAGCCTTATTTTATTGGTGACGACAATCAAATTGAACTCACCGGCGAACGCGTAGAAGTCGTAAGACGAGTAGGTTACGAAGAAGTAAAAACTAATGGAGAACAAAACTCAATGAAAGAAAAAATCATTGCGGCATTAAACGCCGCCGGTGTGAAAAGCGATGGCTTGAATGACGATGAGCTTTTAACGGCTTATAACGAATTGCAAGCCAAGTCTAAAGATGAAAAAAAACCTAAAGATGGCAAACCGGAAGACAAGCCAAAAGACGACGAACTTGAAGAAAAAATCAAGAAAGCCGTTAACGCTGCATTAGCGCCAATTAATGCAAAACTTGAGGCTAATCAAGCTGAAGATTTGGCGAAAAAGCGCGCCGCAGTTAAAAGCCACTTTGCCCTAGATGACGCCGCCGTGAACGCGTTGGAAGGTGAGGCACTTAATGGCTTATATGCAAAAACAATCAATCCGAACGGTATTAATGGTGCCATGGGCGCGTTAAATGCCGATGATGACTTACTTAACATGGAGGCGCCTGAATAATGGCTAAATTACGTTATCATACAATTATTGCCGGACCGGCACGAAAAAACGACCCGCAAACAATCGACGCACCGACAGCAGAAGCAATTCAACCCGGTGCGTTAGTTTTTTTGGACGCTGGCAAATTAAAAAAACACGCAACAGCCGGTAAATCAACTCAAGCATTAGTAATGCAAACAAATTACATTGCAGGTGGTGATATCCGTAATGATGTACCACTTGGAGCTACTGGCGTGGCGGTAATCTGTGAACAAGACGTAGATTACTATGTGCGCGTGAAACAGGGTGAGTCTTTAAAAGTCGGCGACAAGTTAACCTCCAATGGCGATGGAACACTGAAAAAAGCCGGTGCGTCTGATGAAGCAATTTTTATTGCTCGTGAAACTTATACTGTTGCATCAGATGGTGTTGAATTAGTAAAAGTGCGTAAGGCATAAGGGGAATAAATGAATCGCATTGTTTTTAATAAAGAATTGGTAACAAACTCCGCACAAGTTAAGCAAGCGTGGGAGCAGTTGTTGTTACAACGCCAAGTATTTAACGTTAATCAACAAAACTTAGCCAACACTTACCAAAATTCGCTTGCTGTAAATCAGGCGGCGTTGGTCGATAAAGAATACTGGCGCGAAGTGGATAGCATCACTACCCGTGTTTTCCGCGACGACCAAGGCAATCCGATTTTGAATGACTTGTTGAGCCTTGGCTCTTCTATCTCAATCGGTAAAACCGTTGCAATGTATCGTGTATCAAGTGACGCCGGTGTGGTCTCCCGTTCCATGAGCGGTCAAGTGCCAGAAAGCATGGATAAAGTGATCTACGACCAATACGGCGATCCGATTCCGATTTTCTCAACTGGTTACGGTCGTGAATGGCGTGAATGGCAAGGTATGCAAACCGAAAACATTGACGCTATGTCGGACGACCAAGAAGCGGCAACTGCGGCAATCCGTGCGAACATGGCTCAATATGTGTTACTTGGTGATGAAAATCTGAAAGTGGCTAACTTTAGCGCTAAAGGGATTACAAACCACGAAAACACCAATCAAATCAACCTTGGCTCAAGCGGCGGTTTAAATATCGACTTATCTACTGCTGATGGTGATAAGCTGATCGCCTTCTTCACCGGCGACTTTGCTAAGGTGTTGGATGACAACCTTGTTGGTGAAAAAGTGAAAGTATGGGTATCCCCTGAAATCAACCGCAATCTTGATCGTCCTTACTCTAACGCTAATGGCTTTAAAGAGGGTACGGTTAAGGAGTACATCTTGCGTTATGGCCGCGTTGAGTCCATTGAGCCTACATTTGCGCTCAAAGGTAACCACTTTGTGGCTTATGTGCGTAACCAACAGTACATCAAAACTCGTATTGCGGCTCCGGTCGGAACATTCTTGATCCCTCGTCAAAATCCGTTTGACAACTACAACTCCGTTGTTTGGTCGGCTTTCGGTTTACAAATCAAGCGCGATTTCAACGGAAAGAGCAAGGTGTTTAACGCAAAAGGTTAAGAATTGGGGCGAAAGCCCCTTTTCTTTTTTGGGGAGAGGGAGTGAAGTTAATTAAAGTAACCAAGCGTGGCCTTTACGGCGTGGTGGATGGTGAGCTTTTAGCCTTGCCGTTAGGCATGGAATTAAAAGTAGATGAAGTGCCGGAAGCCTACATTGGTCGAGTTGAAGTTTTAAACGAAGCTGACGGCGAACTTGAAGTGGCAACCAACAAGGTTAATAAAAAAAGCAAAGGTGAATAATTTATGGCGGTGCAAATTGAAATAGAAGATGCCGAATCAATGTTATCAAGCCTTGGATTTGCTCCGCCTGATGCATTGCTAGAGCTTTATCTTGCGCAAGCGAATAGCCTTGGTGAAAAGTTTGCCAATGCCGACTACATGGAAGCAACGCAAAAGCTGATTATGCTTTACTTGGTCGCCATCTTTGCTATTTCTTCTGGCGCGCGCCGAATTGCCTCTGAATCATCCGCAAGTGGGGCAAGCCGAAGTTTTAACTATGCCGATGATGTAGCTAAGTTAAAAGCGGCGATTAAGGGTTTAGATCCGCTTGGCATTACTGACGACTTGCTACCGCAAGATAAAAAAACAGGCCTTTTCGTTGTTGTGGAGGGGTAGTCATGTCATCAACCGCGAACTGGAGCTATACCGCACAAGCCACAATCTGGAGATGCTTAGGGCGCAATGAGGACGGCATATTGACGTTTGATCGCCCGGTTGTCATTAAGTGCGATTACGGCATGAATGCCAGAAAAGGCAGTTTAGATATTGGGCGCGAGCGCGTAATCAAAAATACCATCTGGACCGAATACGGAAAGGCGTCCGTTGGAGATTACTTGTTAATTGGCAAATCAAGCGAAGCAGATCCGATTTCCGCCGGAGCGGAAGAAATCATCCACATTCAACGATTTGCTGATACGTTTGAACGACATGCTGACGACTACGCGTTGTTTACGGGTGGTGATTAATGGGGATTACGATCAACGGAATAGCACAAGCTAAGCGACAGCTAGCCGATGTTATCGGGGAAACAGCAAGTGTAAAGGCGAATCGTGCGATGTTTAGAATATTGCACATTGTGGCACCACTTGCGGCCAAATATACGCCAGTTGATACATCAACGCTCATTAATAGCCAATATTCCGAGGTTATGGTTAATGGCGCAATTCTTACCGGACGCATTGGATATTCCGCTAATTACGCTATCTACGTTCACGATCCGAATGTTAATCAAACATTCCGCAAGCCTGGGGCGAAAAAAGAATTTTTGTCATCCGCTTTTAGAGAATCGGAATCTGCGTTTGAGGGAATTATAAAAGAGGAAATGGGGTTATGATTTCTTTCGTTAAAGCTCTTAAGGCGTGGATGGAGAAAAGCGGGCTGTTTCAAGGTTACGATATTCAACTTTATCAATGGGAAGATAAAAAAGGCGGGCCGTATGTCGTTATTCAGTCTAACGGTGGAGGTTCGCAAATATCAACCCTTGGGTCGGAACATTACTTGCTTGTAAGTCTGATTGCGAGTAAAGCCATGGGGTTTACTATTGAGGCTAAGGCGATTGAATTAATCAACTACGCTTTATCTAACCCTGTATCTGATTTCGGCTATATCGAAAATACCGGCGGAGTTCCGCAACCAATCTTTACCACGGATAACCGCATGATCATGCGGTTACAGTTTCGTATTATTTACACAAAAGAGGAATAAAAATGGGTCAAGCACAAACAATTGACACTAGCAAAATGGTGGGGCGCTCAGTTGTTCTTGAGTATGCCAATCAAGACGCTAAACCGCAAGATGCGGAATGGAAAGCGGCGGGCGCAATGAAAACTAAATCATGGGACTTTAGCCCTAACACCGTAACATCTGAAGCGGATGATGCAGGTGGCTTCCCGGAATCATTAGTAACCAACTCGGATTTTAGCATTTCCGGCGAGGGTGAATGGCGCCAACGTGACAAGGAGGGAGAGTTAGGTATTAATGCTCTTGTTGCCTTGTATGTTAAAGCGATTAAAGAGCGCAAACAACCTTTTGTCTGGGTGCGTTTAAAATACGGGACCATGACAATTATTGGAAAAATGATTATCACCGCATTAAGCAGTGAAGCGGCCACTAATGACTTAGTGACTTTTTCCATTGAATTTAAAGTTGGTGACGCATCAACTTTAGAAATTACTACCACAGCGTAGTTGCACTCCCCGTGCTTTATGTGCGGGGATAATTTATTTTTATGGGGTAGATATGCAACCAATAACAGAAATTGGGGAAATGCTGATAACAACAAAGCAAAAAAGCTATTTTCTCAAGCCGTCATTTAAAAATATCTACCACTTGGGGAACTCAAGAGAGATTGTGCGAATTTATGCCGAATTACACGGGCAAGAGATTAAAGATATCGCACAAAAAATCCTCACCTCTAAAAGCCCGGTGTTCCAAAATTACGCCCTAAAAAAACTTAACTCCCCGATTTTTGGACGGAAGATTTTAGCTAATGCAATGAATGTTATTGCTTGTTGTTGCGATGATGATGCAGGCTCTCTCATTGGGTACTGGATCGCCGGGAAAAATGGCGTCAAATATAGAAAAGGCGCTTTAAGCATTGAGCAAATTATTTTGATCGCTAAGTCACTAATGGAGCATGGCATTATTGGGCGAGCAAAATTAGACTTGCCACCACCAAGCGAAAGCAAAAACAATTACTCGAACGAGTTTAACATCATTGAGTATATTAGCCTTGCAAGAACGCATTTTGGTATGACGCGCGAAGAAGCGGAAAATCTGACGATGACCGAACTGCAAGAGCTATTAAAAAGCCAAATGCCGAAGAAAAAAGAAAGTCTTTTTACCGAAGAAGAATACAACGCCATCATGGACGAATACGAACGGGAAAAAGCAAAAGCCATAGGAGATTAAAAATGCAAGTAGGAGAAATCCATTTTGAAGTAGATATGGATACATCAAAACTGATGGAAGCTACGGGCAAAGTAGATCAGGCTATGGAATCAGTAGAGAAATCTACTAAGAAAGCGGAAAAAGGGTTTAAAAACGTAGAGAATCAGGTTAACAAGACAACACAAGCAATCCGCAATAGCACTGGTGATATGGGGAAGTTCGGATCAGTGCTAAAACGCCTTGGGATTGCTGTTGCTGATGGGAATCTCGATGTTAAAGAGCTTGCTACTGCTATTGGTGGGTTAGGTTTCGCTTTTGGCGGGTTGGCGGGCGTTGCTGTTGCGGCGGGGAGTGCAATTGTTGCTAACTTTATCTCTCGCTTATCATCATCAAAGAGCGAGGTGGATAATCTTAAATCCGCTTTAAACGATCTTGATAAAGTAATTAAGTTTTCGGAAAACGGCGTTGCCGGATTGTCGAATGAATACGCGTTTTTAGCTAAGAGCAATTCCGCGCTTGCGCAAAATTTAAAGCAAGCGGCAATCAACGAATTTACATTTAAGGTTAGAAACGCAAAAGACGCAATCACAGAAATTGCAAAAGAGCAAAGTTCATGGTTTACCGGGGCAGCAGGAGGTCAGGTCTCTGTTGAGAATATGGGTAAAAGCCTTGCGAATCTCAAAATCACGACCGATGATTACAATACCGCATTAAAACAAACCGGCTATGCCTCTGATGAAATGGGGCGGATGATTAGTAGTAATATTACAGCTACCGTTACGCACTTATCGAAAGAATTTGCAATTAGCGCCGATGAAGCGTTTAAATTTGGTAAAAAACTTGCTGAAGCCGGAGAAAATCCAACTCCTGAGAGAGTTAATGAGTTAATAACTTATCTCAATACGTTAAAAGGCTCGACAAACGAGGGGGAAAAAGCCCTTGGGGAGTTTAGAAATAAACTTATTGATTCTGCGACAACTATAGCAAAAGTAACGGAATATCTGAAAGAGCTTAAAGGCGAAATGGGCGCATTAGCCTCCGCGGCGCAAAACTCCAACTTTGAATCAATGAAGAGATCGTTGGAGCAACAAAAAATAGCTTTAACGCAAGGTGCAGCGGCTGCTAAACAATATGCTATCGAACACGCAAATCTAAATGACGAGCAGAAAGAAATACTGGTCGCTATGAGCAATGAGAATGCGAAATTAGAAGAGCAGAAGAAGGCGAGAGAAAAAGCGGCAAAAGCGGCGGAAAGTGAGGGTAAAAAATCGGAAAGTGCGCATAGACAGGTCGCAGAACAGCTTGTAAGACTTGAAGAGCAATACCGCGTTACGCAAGCGAGACAGCAAGGCTTTAATATTGAAGCTGTCAAGATGGAAGCTAGAATGCGACTTGGTGCGGCGGCTACTGAGGCGCAAAAGAAAAAAGTCGAAGAATTAGCCGTAGCTATGTATAGCCTCTCAACCGTTGCGAGAAACTTTGACGCGTTACAAGCACAACAATCTCCGGTTATTGCGTTAGATCAGCAGTATCAACAACAAATGCAACAATTAGAGGAGTATAAAACCCTATATCCTCAACATATTGCAGAAGCTGAGGCGGTTAGATCGTCCATAGAAGATCAGTATCGCAAACAAAGACTTGATGCACAGTGGGATGAATGGAAACAGTCTAGTGATGGCGCCAAAATGTTTGGCGATGCCGTAGAAGCAATGGCTCAGGGGGCTACAGGGGCGTTAGCCGGAATTATGAGTGGAACTATGAGTGCAAGAGAGGCTTTTCAATCTTTGGCTAGCGTTGTGTTAAATAGCGTGATTGGCTCAATTATCGAAATGGGCATGGCTCAAGTCAAATCTATGATTATGGGAAAAATGGCCGCTAAAACAGCTTTAGCATCACAAATGGTGGAAGCGTCGGCATTAACTACGGCGTTTACTCCAGCGGCGACAATGGTTTCACTTGCCACACAGGGCGCTAATGCGGTAGGAGCTAAAACGGCAATAACCAGTACGGCGGCCGTCGCAAAAGCGGCAGCGATTACCGGAAGGAAAAATGGCGGTGCGGTTTCCGCCAACCAAATGTACCGGGTCGCCGAAAATGGACAGCCTGAACTTTACCAAGCTAAAAACGGCATGCAGTACATGATTCCGGGTAGTTCAGGCCGTGTATATAGCAATAAGGATATGCGAAATAGTACAGGCGGCTCTCAGGGTGGCATAACGGTGATTGTTAATCAAACTAATCATTTTAGCGAGAGCGAAAGCTCAGTTGGCAATGAACAAAGTTTAGCTAAACAATTGAGCGATCAGATCAAGGGCGCGGTACGCACTGAGTTAACAGCGCAAATGCGCTCCGGTGGGATGTTATCTAGATAATGGAAAAGTTTACTTTTAAGGTTAACCTAAATTCGCCTGTTTCATACGAGCCAAATATTAAAAGCATTAAGTTTGGTAATGGATATGAGCAGGTAATACAAGACGGCATTAATCACAACCTTAGAAAATATCAAGGGCTAACTATTGCGGTCAACAAGGAGAAAGGTAGGGAAATTCTTGCCTTTTTAAATCGGCATGGTGGGTATAAGAAATTCCAATGGAAATGCCCTACCGGAGAAACTATTTTTGTTCGTTGCAAAACGTGGACACATACTCCACATTGGGCGGTTGATGAATTTTCTTTGAACTTTGAAGAAGTTTTGTGATTGCTGGCGTAGATTAATTAGTTTTTGTGAATATAATATAACTACCAATTTAATTCTTCGGAGTCCTTATGGCAAAGTCATTATATATTGTAATGTCATTATTTTTGTTTGGTTGCTCAAGTAGTCCAATCACCGAAAAAGATGGGGCGCCAGTCCCGGAAAGCTTAATTATCAACAAAGATATTGTTGTTAATAATAGCGGTATGGTACCCGTTACCTTTTTAAGGGATACTGGCCCAGGGTCGGCTTGTAGTCATACGGTTTATGTGGACGGGAAAAAGGCTTTTAACATTAAAGATGGGCAATATATAAGAATATATCTACAAAACGGCGACCATTATTTTAGATTGACTAGTGGACATGGCTTATGCCCAAATGTTGACATATCTCAACAAACAATAATTTCCAATTCTGAGCAAAAATTCAGAATTATGTATCAATCTAATAGCGGGACTATAAATTTAATAAGATTTCAATGAGTTATCTTGATATATTGGCTAAGCCGCGCTGGTTGTAAAATTGGCGCGGTTTTTTACCTGAGCGATATACAAAGAGTATTTGATATTAGATCAGGAAAAGATGTGGGAGATATTGCTGAATATTTTTCGCAGTTAAACCAATCTGAAGATAAAGAGAAAAGTAACAACCCACCGATAGGAAAAATCCTTGTCGCAGCATTTATCCTATTCTTTATATCCAAGCGTAACACCAAGCATTCCTGTTTTACCGTCAGCCCCGCGTAAGGCATGGTTAAAACATTTGAGCGATGATGAATGTTTAAAAATTGAGGGCGCAATAATGGCATTGCATCGGGTAGATTTAGCGGCATATCAGGTTACGATGGCGCTATATGTACAGCAGTTGGGCGAAAAGGATATTACACGCGCGTTGGCAATTTCCCCGGCTAAAATGTATCGCCTGCGCAATCGTGGTATCGGTTTTTTACAAGGAGCCTTTTCTATGTTGAAAATTAAGTATCATTACATCGGATGAAGCACAGCGAGTTCACCTATACCGGCGTTAATGTCAGCCGGAAAGTGCGGTCGATTTTGACCGCATTTTGTCACATTAATATTTTTCACTATTGCCAAAAGAAATCTTTTCATCTATTATTCGATGCAGTTTGAATTAATCAAATTACCGTTCTTTAACAGCGCACAGATTTAGCTGCTCACTCAACTTTTAGTTAGTGGGCTTTTTGTGTTGTTATAGATTTTACTTTTAAAGGAAACTGATATGAAAAAGCCTAAACATACCCGTTGCATTAGCAATTTCTTGTTGGGGTTTGGTTCCGTATTGAATATTGCCCCGGTTGTTTCTGCGTCTTCAACTATTGATACCGATTCAAACGAGTATCAATATTTTGATAATGCGTGGAAAGAAACTGGACAATATTTGCGTAATGCGATTGAAAAAAGAGAGAACGTATAATGTCTTCAAACAAGAAATCACTCAAAGTTAAAGAGAGCGATATTGTTGAGGCAGTAAAGCGCGATCCTACAATTTTGGAAGGAATTTTGGAAATTCCTGAGGCAAGAGAACTCATCATTCAACAACAGAAGATTCATTCAGGCCCATTGCCCGCTCCTGAGGATATTGCGCTTTATAATCAAGTTATAGATAATGGTGCGAACCGAATTATGGCGATGGCGGAAAGATCCCAAGAGTTATCTGATAAACGTTTAGAATATGAGTATTCATTAAAAAAAGAAGATCAGCATAACCAACATTTCGGACAAAAAGCCGGTGTGTGTACTGTGGTTCTTTTTACTGCCTTGTCAGCATATATTGCATATTTAGGTGATACTACCAGTGCGGCGTTATTAATGGGGGCGGGATTGGCTTCATTAGTTGCGTCATTTATTGTTGGCAACCATAAAAAATAATTTCTTTTCAAAAGCCTGTTTACAAAGCAGGCTTTTTTCATTATTATTTTCATTAAGGCTCGTAACCTTAAAACAAAGCGGAAGTCCGCACCCGATAGCATAGCGGTTTTTTTATGCGTAAAATTTGTGATCTCGTTTAGTTTTATTGCCATTAAGACTTAACACGCATAAACCAAATTCTTATCTATGCCGAGAGGGCGGAGAATACAACACCCGAAAGGGGAATAATCCCGGCCGTTCTTTGTTTCGGTTTACGAACCTCTTGGCGACCCTACAAGGTCAAATCTTCGTAAAGTAAAACAAAGGAGTCAGCAATGACTAATCAAATCTCAACTCAAACAATTTCATTCAATAATCAATCATTAATCACCGTTGAGCAAGGCGGCAACCATTATGTTGCTATGAAACCAATTTGCGAAAATATTGGTCTTGCGTGGGAATCTCAGTTGTTACGCATTAAACGCGATGATGTATTAAATTCAACTATGATCATCATGATCATAGTTGCGGAAGATGGTAAAAAACGTGAGATGATCTGCTTACCAATCGAATATTTAAACGGTTGGTTATTTGGTATTGACATTAATCGTTGTAAACCAGAAATTCGTGACACATTAATCAAATACAAAAAAGAGTGTTACCAAGCGTTACATGATTATTGGTTCAACGGCAAAGCAGAGCGTAAAACTACGGTAGATGATCGCACAGGACTACGTAATGCCGTAAATATGCTCGTGAGCAAAAAGGGATTAATTTATTCTGACGCTTACCATTTAATCCACCAACGCTTTAATGTGGAAAGCATCGAAGATTTAACATTAGAGCAATTACCGCAAGCGGTGGAGTATGTTCATAGAATCGTGCTTGAAGGTGAACTTATCACTGAACAGAAAAAAGATGAGCTATTCACCTGTGAATTTACAGAACATGACCTCCAACAGCTCGTTTGGGCATGGTTTGCTTTATTGCGTGGCACCGAGCTTTGTCAAACGCTTCACCCTGCATTAAAACAAATTGGTTCACATTATGCAGCACCGGTGCATGATATTGCTTACGAATATCGTAGTACTCTCCGTCAGGCCCATAACGTATTGACACGCATTACAGAGCAATTTGAATGCGAGCAAGGAAATAACTGGCGCGTATTAAAATATCTTCGAGCCTACGACCCTAAAGCAACAGGATTTCAGCTAGACATTCTCTAAAACACAACAGAATTTGACCGCACTTTGGAAACAGGGTGCGGTTTTTTATTGCCTGTAAGATAGCGATGTACACGTGACAAGCGGTGTTTCTTTCTCCACTCACTGCTTCTTACAGGCCACCTTTTTGTGGAGAAAACAGGAGAAGATATGCAAACATTAACTGCAGAATTTTTAGGCAAAGAAATTACCTTAGTGGACAACAACGGCGTGGCTTATGTAGCAATGCGTGAGATTGTTGAGGGAATTGGGTTAGACTGGAAAGGTCAGCATAAAAAACTGATGGAACAGAGTGAGAAATTCAACTGTGGACATATCACCACGGTTGCCAAAGATGGCAAAAACCGTGAAATGTTATGTATTCCGATTAAAAAACTCAATGGGTGGTTATTTGGGCTTAACCCAAACAAAGTGCGTGCCGATTTAAAAGAACGCTTAGAAAATTATCAAGAGGAATGTTTCTTGGCGTTGTGGGACTATTGGACGGAAGGTGTCGCCCGCCGTGACGAAGTCAAAAACAAGTTGGCATTGTGGCAACAAAAGAAAGCCGAATACGCGCAACGTGCCGGTGAACGGGGAAAATTATTGCAGCAATGCAAATCGGAAAAGCGAGCCCTTGAACATGAGCTTTTACAAATTAAACAGTTAGATCTTTTCGTGAACTTATAACCGCACAATCTTTTAGAAAGTGCGGTTTTTTATTGGAGCAAATATGCCTAAACCACTACCAACAGAAATGCGATCAGATCTGTTTAAACTTGAGCAAGGCGCATTATTAGAGCTGTGGGAAATTGACTTGCGACATATCTCAAGCAATGCCGATCCGGATATTAAAGGCGAGATCTACCGTTTTCACAACGGCGTAAGCCAAACACGGGAGAATATTTGGTGGCAAGGTAAAGAGTACCAAGCCTACCCGATAAAAGCGGACGGCTTTGAGATTAGCGGACAAGGGCCAAGTAATCGACCGACATTAACCGTTTCCAATCTTTACGGGTTGGTGACTGGTATTGTTGCGCACTTTGGGCAAGGAGTGGGGGCTAAAGTCACTCGGCGCCTTGTGTATGCCGAGCATTTAGACGCTAAAAACTTTCCGGGTGGCGTTAACCCTAATGCCGATCCGAATCAGGAGGTGCCCAGTTACTATATCATTGAGCAGTTAAAATCGCTTGACGATCAACAGGCAACTTTTGAACTTGCGTCCCCGGCTGAGACGGATAACGCAAAAATCCCGTTGCTAATGATTACCTCTGATACTTGTATTTGGCAGTATCGCTCCGCGCAATGTGGTTACACTGGTGGCGCGGTGGCAGATGAGTTTGATAAGCCGACAAATGACCTTAAAAAGGATAAGTGCTCACACTGCATAAGAGGTTGTAAATTACGCTTTGGCGATAATGCAATTTTGCCGTTTGGCGGATTTCCGAGCACGACACAATACGGTAACTAATCATGATTGATGACAAGTTAAAACAAGAGATATTGGCACACGCCGAGCAATGCAAACCGCAGGAATCATGCGGTTTTGTTGTTTTTGACGGGGAACAAAATATCTACATCCCGTGCGTAAACGTATCGCTAGACCCAATTAATTATTTTGAGATCGAGCCGGAAGAATTTATCGGCGCTGAGGACGTTGGAAAGATTATTGCGTTAGTGCACTCACACCCTAGCTTTGGAGATGAGCGCGGATTGCCTTATTTATCCACGGCAGACAGAGAGTGCCAAGTGCGGTTAGATTTGGATTTTTGGCTTGTGGTTGATGGCGATATTAAGTGTTTTCGCAACATCCAACCTCTGATCGGGCGGCAGTTTGAAAACAACAAACAAGACTGCCGCAATATCGTATTAGACAGCTATATGTTGTCCGGTGTTGATTTAGACGACAAGTCGGAATATCCGTTTGACTGGTTTGAATCCTCCAATTTGTACGAGGAGGGATTACAACGATGCGGATTTTACAAGCTAATGCAAGAGGACGATGTACAGCTTGGTGATGTCGTCCTAATCCAAGTCGGCGCCGATGTAGCTAATCATGCCGGGGTTTATTTGGGTAACCAAATGATGATACACCACAGCGAGGACAGGCTGTCTGCGCGCGTACCGTATAACGGATTTTGGCTCAAGCACACTCACTCAATATGGAGATTTAAAGATTGGTACAAGTTAAATTTTACGGCGATCTTAAACGATTTGCAGATAGCCCGATAGAGTTAGAGGTTAGTAACTTTAAAGAGCTCATGAGCGGGCTATTTACGCAGATTAAAGGGCTTAGACAGCACATCCGCAAAGGTTATTACAAAATCCGTGTCGGCAGTAAGTATCTATCCGAGGAGCAACTCAAGACAACACCAATCATTGATCTTAAAGATGGTTGTACAGTGCATTTAACGCCTGTAGTTGCCGGGGCGGGTAAAGGCGGTAATGTATTACAAATCGTTGCCGGAGTTGTGCTAATGGTTATTGCGTGGTACGCGCCACCAGCATGGGGTATGGCGGCTACCATGATGGGGGCAATGGGTGCATCACTTACATTATCCGGGGTTGTTGGATTGTTAACCAAGCCTCCGAGCATGAGTGACTACAGCAAAGAGGGCGAAAAAAAACAAAGTACCTCGTTTAGCAATATCAAAAACTTAACCCCGCAAGGCAGACCAATCCCTTTGCTTTACGGCAAAATGCTAACAAGTCTTGTGCTTATATCACAAGGGGTTGAGACGTTTGACGATATGCCGACAAAGTAAAAAATAGATTTCATTTAGACCATGTTTTATGCGTGGTTTTTTATTTTAAGGATTAATAGATGGGTGGTAGTTCAAAAGGCGGCGGCGGACATACTCCGCACGAGGCGCCAGACTCTTTACGCTCGGCGCAAAAGCTACGCGCAATCGGTTTAATTTCACTCGGACCAATTAAAGGGCCAGCGAACAAATGGAAAGATACGTATTTTGACAATACACCGATCCAAAATGCTAATGGTGTAGATGATAATGATGCCGCTAGTTTTAACTTTAAAAACACAGAGATCCAATACAATCTAGGCTATCAAGACCAAAAGCCATTAGAGGGATTTGAAGCATCTGAGCGAGAGGTATCGGTTGGAGCAGAGGTAAAACAGCAACATCCTATTACGAGATCGGTTATAGATCCAGATGTAACACGCTTACGTCTGACGATCGGCATAAATGCTTTGATTTCACAAAACGATCAAGGCGATACCAACGGCACATCGGTTGATTTACAAATTTTAATCAACAACACGCCACGCGGAACGTATCAGATCGAGGGTAAATCGTCATCCCGATTTTACCGCAGTTACATCATAGATGATTTACCGCCAAGACCATTTACGGTTACGGTCAAACGTATAACTGAGGATAGTAAATCTCAACGCTTACAAAATGGCACTCACTGGGTAAGCTACACTGAGATTATCGACACCAAATTAAGCTATCCAAATATGGCTATTGTCGGCATCAAGACCGATAGCCGATACAACCCAAATTTTCCCAACATCAACTTTTTGCTATATGGGCGCATTATCAAAATACCAACAACCTATGACCCCGAGGCGCGC